GGTGCAACGGGTATGCGCTCCACGCCACTAGGCGGTGAAGAGGTGGTGGACTGGCTCCAGGCTGCAGCCGTGCAGAGGCAGCGCAATCGGGAAGAGAACATGCGGCGCATGGGTATCCCCGACACACAGCTCGACGTCATTCCACAGAACGTGAGTAGCGAAGAGCTGCGCAAGTGGGAGCGCCTGCGGGAGCTAGGGCTGACTGAAGGTTCCGCTGAAGTGCTCATGGGCAGGTCAGCACCGAACGTGCTACGCAAAGAGCAGCTGAACCTCGCGCCCTATGTGGCACCAGGCGATCCACGCGCCTATGGCACTAGCCGCAATCCGATGTACGAGACCCCAGGGGTGCTCACTGACTTGAATATCAGAGCCGCGGGACTACGACCACGACAGAAATAGGAGCCTAAAGCAATAGGCCTCCGTAAGCAATAGGAGGAACATGGAACAGAAGAAGACCATTCGAGAGCAGCTGCACGAGCGAGAGATCACTCGCAAGGCAAAGCAGCTTGACCCCATTTCCCTTGACGAGATCGAGCGCGTGAACCGGCAGCTACGCGTGGCCTACGCAGTGCTCTCCAAGTACGAGAATAAGCTGGCGATGGACCTGGAGCTAGATCCCGAACAGGAACGCCTGTTGAATGCGCAACAGGAGATTATTCGAAAACTGGAAACCACGCTCTCTGCGCTCAAGAGCAAGGCTGACCTCACCAAGAAGAGCGATCTAGATATCGCGAAGGAGCTACTCGCTGGAGGCATGGCCCTCGACCTCGTGCGTGAGCTGTACTCGCACAGCCCCGAAGTATTGGAGAAGCTACGATGAGTTACTCGATCAAACAAGCCGAAAAGGCGGACTTGGACTACATCCTTTCAAGTTGGCTACACGCTTATAAGCTGAGCCCGGAGATGCGCATGGTGGGGCTACTCAATGACGAGTATTACTACCACCAGCACAAAATCCTCGACGAGCTGATATCCCGCGCCTCTGAGATGGGTTCTCTCTATGTGGCGCACTTACCTGGGGCACCCCACCTGATCCGCGGGTATCTCTGCGCAGAGCCGCACAAGAACGTCGCGTTCATACATTGGGTACAGGTCAAGAAACCAGATTGGAATAAGGGTATCGCCACTGGGCTCATCAACCAGTTCAAGCAGGACTTCCAGATTCCCCCAGAAGCGAATCTGCTTTATACTCACAGCGCGATGCTAATGCAAAACAAGGCATTCGCGCGTAAAGCCCAGGAGCGGTTCAACCTCGTGTACTGGCCGTGGTACAAGTACACCTCGCAGCCCTTCGGCTGGGAGACTGGGAACGCCTGGGTCCATGCCTGATTACACGGAGGTCGAGAAACAGCGCAGGCTAATCGAAGAGATAGCTAAGCGCAAAGGTCGGCTGCAAAAGCTCGATTGGGATGCGCTTATGTTCGGAAAGCAGCGCGACTTCATACGCGATACTGCGCGTCTAAAGGTAGCTTGCTGCTCACGTCGGGCCGGGAAGTCACATGGCTCCGCACTAGCGCTCCTCGAAGCGGGTTTCAAGTATCCCGGCTCTTTCCCGATCTACATGAACGCGAACCGCGCGAGCGCGAAGATCATCCTATGGCCAGCGCTCATGGAGCTAGATGACAAACTGAAGCTCGGGCTCAACTTCAATCAGACCACTGGAGACGTAGGGCTTCCCAATGGTACCGTGATCAAGGTCTTTGGCGTGGGTACTCGCCGCGAGATGGACAAGGCACGCGGTGGTAAGCCGCCCCTAGTCGTGATTGACGAGGCGCAGAACATGGGTAGCGACCTCGCGTACTTGATCTCGCAGATTCTACTTCCCGCTACGATGGACTACAAGGCCCCGATCCTCGTCACGGGCACTCCCAATGCCTCGTGCTCCGGCCCCTTCCATGATATCGTACACGGCGGAACGCTCACTGGCGATACGCGCGAGGGCCTGCGCTGGTCCGTACACTGGTGGACCGCGGAAGATAACCCGCACATCAAGGACATTGAAGAAGAGTACGAGTTAGCTATCGCCGCCAACCCCGGCTGGACCCTGCAACATCCAGCCTTCCTGAGAGAGTATCGCGGGAAATGGGTACGGGACACGCAAGGCTTAGCCTACACGCTCAATGACAGCATGCTCGTAAATGCCTTCCCGCAGGAGGCTACTACGGATTGGCGCTACATCCTGGGCGTGGACCTCGGTACAGTTGATCCCTGCGCCTTTACGGTGCTCGCTAGCTCGCGCGCGATGGGCATGACCTACATTCTTGAGAGCTGGAGGGACGAGTACACAACGCTACAGGCGGGCACGGAGATCGAACGCTTGCGGGAAATATATCCATTCGCGGGACCACACGTGGTGGACTCAGGCGGGCAGGGCGCCGCGTTCGTTCGACAGTGGAAGGACACGCATCCCACGCTTCCGATCGAGCCCGTCAAGAAGGGCTTCAATAGCGTGGACATGGGCATCAACATCATCAATGCCGACGCAATCGCTGGAAAGATCAAAATCGTGCGCAACGGCTGCACGCAACTCATCGATGAAATGCAGACCCTAGTGTGGGATGAGAAAACTTCCCCCACGGGCGCACGTCGCATCAAACGGGGGGATATCTATCAGGACCACTGCACGGACTCCCTGCGTTATGCGTACACCAAGGTGCGCACCTGGAGTACCAAGGGCTGGGTTTACGATGATACCGTAGCGCCGGGCTCCTCAGAATGGTTCAAGCGCGAGGCCGCGCGGCACAAGAGATTGATCCTGAATGAGAAGGTGCAGGTTACGAAGCCTCAACCGTATTGGCAGAAGATCGTTCGACCGCGGTGATGAAATCTTGCAGGGCTTGCATGGCCTCGATCTGCTGAATCCTGGGGTAGTTCTTGCCGTTGTGGGTAACTGCCACACGTTTGGCTCGACGGTAAAGTTCTTCCACTGACAGCTGCATTGATTCTCCAGAGACGGAACGCGAGGCGGCTGTGCCCGACCGCCTCGCTTCTATATCCGCTGCATCCCGCACAGCCTTAGTTTGGGATGCCCTGTTCTACTGTAGTAGGGTCAGATTCCGCTCCGGTCAAGAAAAATCGACCCAGCTCTAGTAGGGAGATGCCCACAGGTACCGCATTGGAGCAATCCGATCTTGACAAGCCTTGGTGGGAAGAGAAAACCGCGACGAAGGCCCTCGCGAAGGTCACGCGCCTCTTCCAACACTACGCTGACCACGATTCTGAGCGTCTGAGCGCCTACCAGGGCTATGCCTCCCTGTACACAAATCGGGATCTACAGGGCAACGAAGTTAGCCGCCGGTACATCGAAGCCTTTTCCCCGAATCTCGCAGAGTACAGCCGCGTTCCCTTGAACGTGATGAAGGTGATGATTGACGCGGTGCATGCTCGGCTCACGCGCCCGGCTATTGCGGTGGACTTCCTCCCCGCTGGTGGTAACCAGAGCCTGCGCCGCCGATCTAGGCAATGCACACAGTTTACTAATCATCAGTTCCATGCCTGTGACTTGCGCAAGCAAACCTCCAAGGTCGTGCTCGATGCCCTCGTGTACAACCTCGGCTGCATCAAGACTGTTCCACATCCCAAGATTGATCGCGTGATCAACGATCGCGTACATCCTCGGGATATCTTCGTGGACCCGCTAGAGACTGCAGCGACTGGGAAGCCCACGCATCTATACCAGCGTATGTTCGTCAGCCGTAGCCGACTCAAGGCCATGTTCCCGGAAGCCAAGAAGGCTATTGACAAGGCGGGGCAGCTTACTGATCGCGCCTCCACGGAGCAACTCAATCAGAAGCACACGGGGATCGATACCTCATATTACAATCTCGTCGAGGTGGTCGAGGCCTGGAAGATCCCAAGCTGGCGCGGTGCTGGGGATGGTGCGCACTGCATCTTCATCGATGGGCAAATACTGGAATCGAACGAGTGGGTCTGTGAAGACTTCCCATTCGCGTTCATCCGATGGAAGGATGACCCCAACATGGGCTTCTTCGGTATCTCGCTCGCGGAAGAGCTAGTGGGTCTGCACTTCGACATCAACACGTCGATCCTACACACCGAGAAAGCTATCGAGGCTAATCCGAAGCCGTATATCCTCGTGCCAGCGGATGGCGAGGTCGAAGAGGGCTCGCTTGGTAACGTATGGGGCACCATCATCACGCACACGGGTCGTGCGCCCCAGATCGTGATGCCCACGAGCGTCCCGATGGACGTTGTCAACTACATCGAGTACCAGTGGCAGCGCGCGCTACAGGTTTCGCGCCTTGTCTCAATGGGGCTACCAGAGAGCGCGGGTGGTGCTGCACAGTCCGGGCAGGCATTCCAAGATATCGTGGACATCCAGTCTACGGAGTTGTCCCCCACATTCAGCGAGGTACAAGGATTCCTGGTGCGCCTCGCGGAACAAAATCTCGTCGCCGGCAAACTGCTGAACGAGCGCAAGAAGGAAGCGGGCGAAGGTCCGTATAAGGTCATTCTGCGTAAAGATCGCAACACGGTCGAAGAGATCGAGTGGGATTTGATTGACCTCGATCCAAAGCAAGACTCGTATGTGGTGCAGGCATCCCCGACTAG